ATGGGGTTGATATGGCCTCTATGGAAGTGAACTTAGACAGAATAGAAAACGATAAGAAGTGGGGCGATGCTCCTTTAAATTCTGATTACACTTTTCCGTTCAGTCATGTTTTTCGTGGGCTAATGCTCCGTTTTCGTACTGAAGAAACTGATGAAGTTAGCGACGTAACTATTATTAGTTTTGCGATTTTGACACACAAGGACAAATGATATGGCTAGGCTCAAGGTACTATACCCTGGAAATCACTCTTCATCAGCAAATATCGGCGCTGATATAGAGAACATAGTAAGGTACGTTAACGCTTCGGAGTTAGGCGACAACACACTTTCAGAACTGTTATTAAAATTGTTTGATACAGCAGGGACAGTGACGGCAGCAATTGAGCTTCGTAATGATACGACCCTTGGTTTTCAGTATCGTGTTGGAACCTACACAGACCAAGATGAAGGTTGGATTAACCTAGCTACTGTATCGGCAATAAGGGGTGCGTCTGGCGTTGATGTGGGAACGATTGGTGCGCCTTTGTTTAGCGGCAGACAAGACTTCACAGCCACTTCTGGTCAGACCGTTTTCAACTTTGGCCACATAGCAACAGATGCTTTGCTTGTTTACATCAACGGCACATTACAAGCGGCAGCAAATATAAGTTCGAATACAACGGCAGGGACGGTTACGTTGTCGTCAGGTGCTACTACTGGCGATTTAGTAGCAATTTTTAAAGTTCAAAACGCAAATACGTCAGGCTACTCAAGAACTGAAACAACAGCCAACGCAAACCAAGCTGTGTTTCCTTACGTTCACACAGCAGCTCAGAGTATTATGGTGTATCGAAACGGTGTAATGCAGCGAGAAGGCTCATCGAACGACTATACGACAAACCCAGCGTCATCCACCATTACATTTACGTCAGCTCTTAGCGCTGGGGATATCATTACATTCTTGCGTGTTGAAGATACCAGCTCAGTAAAAGTCTCTGGCTTGATGACTGAAGATGCGTTTACTGACGTAAACGGATTTATACCTTTTACAAAGCTTTCGATATCTGATGCACAAATACCACAAGCTAAAGTTGCTGACCTTGCTACAACGTTAGCGAACAGGGGCCGTGTTTATGTTTCTGGGTCTACGCCAGCTAGCGCCAACGCTGGGGATATGTGGGTAGATACAGCAGCCAGCCCTAACGTTTTGAAGTTTTACAACGGTACAGGTTGGTTGCTGACCAGCCCAGACACAGGTATCCCTGCGTTTACTGTTAACAATGCGCTTCAGTTTCTTCGCGTAAATAGTACAGGTGGCGGCTTAGAGTTTTCTGACATTGATCTAACTGGTGTCGTACCTAAAACTTACATCGGAGCTGCATCTGGTGTTGCTGGCCTTGACGCTAGTAGCAACATACCTGTCGCACAGTTACCCCAAATTTTTGCAACACGCTCGTACTTTAAGGCTACGGCTGGCGCAATATCGAACGGTGACATAGTTATCACTCGCGCCTACAAACAAACAGTTAGAATTGATGCAATCGCAGCTAAGACATCTGGCGGTACATGCAGTATCCAACTTAAAGTCAACGGCATTCAGCTTTCAGCTAGTGACTTGATCACAGTGTCTAGCACTCTTTCTGAGCAGAACCTTGGGGCATCCGTACAAGTCGATGCCACAACTAGCTCAAAAGAAATCGCAATGACCGTTTCATCTTCTAACAGCGCACAAGACCTAGAAATTACAATCGCGGCGGTAATATTAAATGTCTGATATGAAGCAGTATGCTCAGCATCTGAGCAGTAAGGGGCGGTACGGAGATAGCGAGCTTGTCCACGTAACGCCAGATGAGCTTAGTCTCCTTAAAAATATAGGCGCTGGGACAATCAACCCAGACACAGGGCTGTACGAGTTTTATCACACTGCTGGACACGCTGGAAACGAAGTTACGTTTGACCAAAAGTTTGCAGCAGAGCGTAAAGCGCAAGGCGCTGGTGGATCGTTTGATTTTGAAGGTAAGACTTACAACACTGACTACGCTGAAGAAGCTAGCGGTAGCAGCTCTTCACAGAGCCAAGGGCGTGGAACTTTAACGCAAGCGCAGCGCACCGAAAACACAGCAAATTCATTCCTTGGACTTGATCGTGACGGCGATGGTTCGATGTGGACTAAGACAGACGAATTTGGAACCACGACTAACTGGCTTGGTCAAGAAATGAATATCGTCGAAGGCGTTAACGACGAATATTTCTTTGGGGCATTAGATGTAGACGGTGACGGTAGCTGGCTTACTAGCACTACTTTTAACGACAGGGATAGCGGTCAGCCAGAAACCAAGCAAAACGACAGCACATGGGGCGAAAGGTTTACAAGTAGAATTACTGGCAAGTCTCCTTTTTCCACAGCGTTAAATGTTGTTGGCCTCTTGGCAGCTCCTGTTCCTACATTGCTGGCGGCTGGGGTTGGCGCAACTATAGACACTAATAATGACGGCAGCATTATGGACAATATAACTGATGCTTTTAACCGTCCTTTAACGCCAGATCAGAAAAAGCGTCACGAAGAGTTTGTTGCAAATATGAACAACAACGATGATGACGATAACAGCAATACATATTCTGAAGTACAAGAAGTTGTACAAGAAACAGAGGCATCCGAAGTTCCCAATGATCTTACTGATCTAAAGTTTACTATTAACGGCAACGGTGAATTACCATTCTTAGATTATGAATATACAGCAGATGGAACTAATATTTCTAATTCATATGATGGTCAGCCAAAGCCATTTCGTTTAGATTTTGGATCAAACTTTCAAGCATCAGCATACACAAAAGCAGAGAAGGCTAGAAACGCCGTCATGGAAATGGTGGCTAGGCTCCCTGCCAGTATGCAAGACGAACTGAAAGGCGACATAAGTATTCGTATGGACAGCTCTAATAACATGAACCTCTATGTTGGCGACCAGAGAAGCGGATATATAGAGGCTAGTTATTCTGGTGACCAAGAAGGATACACGAACCTGATTGGTGATGTGGAAAGTATGCTCGCGTACACAAACGAGACAGGCGACACCAATTTTAATTCTGGGTATTTAGGCAGAATTACGTCACATGGCAAATACAGCGAATATGACGTTGGGCTTCTTCAAGCTGAGCTAACAAATCTTCGGACTGAATTGTCTAATGCTACTCAATCAAACGTTAGAGCTGTTTTGGGCAGAAAGATCGCTAGCGTTGAGACTGAGTTGCGAAGAAGAAATGGTGAAACATTAGATATGGCAGACAGCATTGCTGGTGTAACTGATGTAATTTCTCAATCTGCAAGCGAAATGGTTTCGGCTGTTTCATAGGGACGACTGAAGCTTAATAAAAAAGCTAAGGTTAAATTGATAACGGAGTGAATAAATGTCTTTTTCTGATTACATCTTTGGCCCAAACACTGGCGTTTCAATGTCTCAACGAGCTGCTGGTAAAACAGATGAGCTGATAAAAACTGGTCGCAAGGGAGATGCTAGCTTGGTACATGCCACGCCATTTACCAAGGACATGCTAAAGTCGATGGGTGGTGCTGGTACGATTAATCCCAAGTCTGGCCTTATGGAATTTTACCCAAAGTTTAATGACATTAAATACTAATGAATGAACCTATAACATATAAGCGCGTAAAGGTTTGGGACGATGACCTTGAGCATAGCATTAAAGAGCTTGCTATTTCGTTGCATGGTGAGGCCACCACAGATGTTGCATCCCCACTAGACCTTGACCGCCTTATTGAAATTGCAAAGCTATACGTTCCTGACAGCAGAGAACGCGCTTTATTTACTGCTGAACGATACGTTCCCGAAGTCAAGGACAGTCTTATCATCGGGGTAATGGCTAGCAAGATTTCGCAAAAGTATTATTCTAAAAACACGTTCGCTGAAAACATAGTCTGGCTTGTTGACCCAGACGAAAGAAAAACTGCTTTAACTGTGGGCTTTAATCTTCTCCAAATGCTTGTCGATTGGGGAAGAGAGCGCGGTGTTGACGAAATAAATATCAGCCAAGACAGCGCAATTAATTCTACAAGCTTTAACAAAATGATGGAACATCGCGGTTACAACTTCGTTGGCTGCAACTACCGTATGGAGCTAAACCAATGAAGAACGATCTTTTCACATTATTTATGCCTTCTTTCTTTGACCGTAGAACTTTTAAAAACGACGATGGCGACGATGGCGGCGGTGGCGACAATAAAGAGCCAGCCAGTGATGTTAGGACTGAGGCTGATGTTCAAGCGGATATTAACGCCGCTCTTGAAGCAAACAATGGTGTGTTTAATGATGAAGTTAATGCTCTTGTTGTCGAGAGAACTGAGTTAAGAGGTGGTGTTGATACATCGAATGACGCTGCAAACGCAACTATGTTTGATGAAATGTACGGCGATGGAGAAGATGATGAAGATTACACGCCAACTAATACAGAACTAAAAGCAGCTATCACTGCCAGTAACGGCGAAGACAAACGCTCTGACACTTCAAGTGTAGATTACACAATATCAGGGTCAGGTAAAGACTACGAAGATGCAATAGGTACTGGTGGAACAGACTTGGTTGGCGGCACTGAATTTGTTGGCATACCTGAAACGATGACAGGCGGCGACAATAATGATGTATTCTATAAAAATGATACGACTGATGCTAGCACAATAAATCCTACAGGCGGCAAAATAACGGCAGTAAATCAAACAGGTGATGGCGACGAAGTAGCTAACGCTAGCGCAGGGACAACCGTGACAGGGGCAGGTGACACAACGTTAGAAAGTGGCACAACGTTAGAAAGTGGCACAAGTTTAACTGACACAACTGGTTTAGATGGCCCATCAGGGTCATCCCAGAACAAATCCCCTGCTATAGTTCAGAACGAACTTACTGCAAAATACTTAGTAGAAGATTATGGCTGGGAGTTTGACGATAATGGCAACGCTCAGACCACAGACGCTAACGGCACTGTAAGGACATGGAATGTAACAACAGGTGAGACTGAGACAATTTCAGCAGCCGAAATTGCTCAGACAGAAGCTTACAGTAAAGCCGCCACTACTGGCGACGACACGTCCCTTTACAGCATGGTAGCTGATGACCTAGTAGCAAATGGCGGCGAGGGTAAAACTTGGTCTTATGATAGTGACGGCAATGTAGTTAGCGCAGACGGTACGCAGAAATACGATGTAGCTACAGGAACAATGGTTGACGTTAACACTGGCGGCGATGATGAAGTAACTGGCGGCGATGATGAAGTAACTGGCGGCACTGACGTTATTGACAATAAGATTAACAGTGACAACTTTAACTTTAACCTTCTTACCGACGAGCAAAGAGTTTACAACTCTCTATCTGCCGAAGACAAAATCAAGGTAGATAACGGCGATATGGTTTGGGATGCCTCGTCAAACGGATTTAGACGTACCGACTACAACGAGATGACGGCAGAGCAAACAGCGTATGCACAGTTATCTCCATCAATGAAGCAGGCCATAGATAACGGAGAGTATCGCTGGGACGCTAAAGAAGGCTATGTTAAGATAACCTCTAACAACCAAACTGGTGATGGCGATGGTGACAGCACTGGTGGCGATGGTGGCTTCAGTAAAGAGTTTGGGGGTATAACTTACACAGACGAAGATGCATATAATGCAGCAGTTGCGGCGGCTCAAACTAAAAGCACTGATGACGTTTATACGTTTGATAGTCAAAACCGCTTGCTTGCTAATGGCGCTCTTTTTAGTGGGATATACGAAGGTAAAACTTACGCCAACGGTAATCTCGTAGGTGGTAACAATAGCGGCGATGACGCTGTTGCTTTCAGTCAAGAGTTTAACGGTCAGACCTACACAACCCAAGAAGACTATGATGCGGCGGTTGAGGCGGCTATAGCTGCTGGCACTCATATGCGTGACGACGAAGGTAACGTTATTGAAGTAACGTCGAACCAAGGCGAAGATGGTTATGAAACTATCGAAGGTCTGTTATATAAAGATGGCGAGCTTTTCACAGGCACAACTTCTGATGGAGATTATATAGACGGCGTTCTCCAAGAAAAAGCAGTTACTTACGACATTGGAGATACAATATCATTTAATGGCGTTGATTACGTTATTGATGAAAACGGTCAAATATCAATATCTAGTATTGATGCTCTAGGTGAAACAGTAACTACTTTATACACGGTTGCTTCTGATGGAACGCTTACAGAGGTAGAGAGTACGGAACAACCAATAGACCTTACTGCGTTAACTGCTGAACAAAAAACAGCGTTACTAAAGTCAGTGTTTGGAGAAGACTTTGATGTTACTCCTTATATGGATTTAACTGACGATCAAATTAACAATCTTGTATCTGACTTGCTATCAGTAATTAAAAATAGTGACGCTGGTAGCGGCACTGACGACGACATTGCTGGCAGCTCAGACGGTGCAAACACAGGTAGCTTACAGTCGCAGATAGACGCTCTTAAACAAACCATAAAAGGTCTTCAAGGAGATGGCGGCGATGTAGATGAAATGGACTACGATGGGTTACTTACAAAAATACAAGAGATGTTTTCGTCATACAATCAAGATGGATACGACCCTGCTGCATACCTAAACGCATTCGGGTTTGCCATGATGCCTAACGCTGACGGCACGTTAATAAGCACTGGTTCCGACAGTGGGTTGTATTATCGCAAAGCAGTCAAAGACCGCGACACAGGTGAAATAAGATACATTAACGTTCCAATAAATTCTGCCAGCGTATCTGTTGGCGGTATTAGCGATTATAGAACGGAGCGTAGAACTGGTTTTGGTTCCACGATTGATATTTAGAGGCAGTGTAGATGAGCGACTTAGTAGATGCATTTAAGGACGTAGGTGACCTTTTATCCAGTGGATTAGAAGGCATTGACCCATTCATAAAAGTAATGACCCTAGTAGAAGGGTTTAAGTCAGGACAAAGCGCAGACAGTCTGGCTTCCATGAGTGAAGCCCAAATTGCTGCTGCTGTCGCTGCTGCCGAAAAAGTCAGAAAATTTTACGAAGAGGGCGGCAAGGCAATGTCGTCCAACATGCAAGCGCTGCTAGAAAATTTCGGAAACTTTGGACAGGTTACGCCCAGCAATCTAAGCACTTTTGTAGAAAAGGTTGCTGAGTGGCGCACTGGTGAGGAAGACGCTGACAAAGCTGATTATGATGATACACTAGGTAGTACAAAAACTGCTGTGTCTGAAGAGACATCTTCTGACGAGGGAATGTTTACCGACACTGAAGGTACGTTTCGATCATTTGCAGAAGTGCTGCTTGGTCAAAGCGATGATCTGTATCAAGGACGCGATGCAAGAGCAAAAGCAGATGCGCCTTCAACATTTGATATGGCAAGAGACTTTGACAACATTGCAGCCAAGTTTACTAACGTCAGAATGCAAAACGCAAAAAGAGCAATAGACAACGCTTATGGAAATGCGCTTGCATCTATCCCTGCTGGGTTTGAAAATTCTACAATGCGTGTGGCTATGGAAACATCAATGGCTGACCTTGCAGCCCAACAGCAGAACCAAGCTATTCTTGACGGCATAACAGATGCACAGGGATACATTAGCGGATTGCAGACTGCTACATCAAACGAGCAGAATATGACCAACGCTGAAAGAAACATGGCTAGTGGCCTTACAACGGCTGGTCTTAACTATGCAACTGGCAGCTTGGGTAACTCAATCGCTGGTGGAACTTACGGTCAGGGATATGCAAATGCTTACAATGATATTGAAGGGTACAACCTTGACTATCAAAGCAGATTAGCAAACTCTCCGTTTAATTATTTAGCAAATTTAGATGCTTTGACTACAGGAACATCTTTAGCTGACTACACTAGCGGCGTTAATCTTATGAGCAACAATGCTAACTTAGCATCTGGGTATGTAGATACAGTTGCCAACCAAGTTACAAAGCCATACTCATACGCCGCTACTGGCAATGCTAACAGTACAACAGCTTTAAATAACGCAGCCAACAATGCAGCTAGCCTTGCTGAACTTTATGGCAATCAAGCATCCAGTAACTTTTACTCTACTGGATACGGCGACGAGGAAAAACTATAATGGTATGGGGTTTAGGCGCTTACTCTAAAGGACAAGCAGACAGGGTACGAGATACGAGAGCGCTTAGAGCTGAGAACGCTAGGCTTTACGCTGATTACATTCAGCTTAATCCAGATGTAAGCGCAGCCGAAAGCGACAAGTATGCTTCCTCTTTAGCTGGTGACAGCGAACTTATGCGGTCACAGTTGCCGTCAGTAGAGGCAATGAAGTCAAGAGTGCAGCGCCGTCAGGCTGAAGTAGCGGCGGCGGCTAGCTCAAGAGAGACAGCAAAGCGGCGAGCGCTCCAAGATGAAGTAGGCAGGGCTTCTGAGGTAATGGGGCAAATGATGGTCGGGTCTAAGGACAACAAGACTGCTATTGAACAGTTTGGCAAAGCTGGTAACGGCATATGGTCGTCAGCGATCTTGTCTCCTGACGGCAGTGTGAGTAGCGCCGTAACAGCATTGGGTCAAGCCAACGCTATTAAGACTATAACGCCACAAGTAAACGCCGCGCAGTCAGTGTGGGCGGCTAACCCAATACCTGACAAATATCAATCGCAAGTTTTAAACACAGTTACTAACCAAGACTTGGTTGGTAGCTTTAAAAACATGGGCGCTCAGTTAACAGAAAATAGGCGGCAATCGTTGCAAGCTGCCGTACCAACTAACTCTAAGAAAGAGGCAAACTCTGCTGATGTTCTTAACGCTAACGCTAATGATGTTGCGTGGCAAAGCGAAGTTGCAAAATTAAAGCCCTATTTTAGCGAAGGCGAAATAGAAGATATAAAAGGCTCTTCTTGGCAACCAGAGTGGGGCGCATTTACTACTCGTCAATCAGATGAGATGGACAGAGCCTTAAAGTCAGCAACAGCAGCAGCCGAAAGTTTTTATGGCAATCCAGAAAACTTAGCAAAGGTAACGAGCGAAGAAGATTTGTACGCACAAATTTACAACTCAATGTCCAAGGATTTAAGCCCTCTAAATAAGATTAATGGCGCAGCCGATCTGCCGTCTGAGGTAAAAGGTTTTGCTAAGACAGCGTGGAACACGCTTAGAAACAACAATGTTGTTGCTTTAAATGCTCAAGAAGAAGCAACTATTCTTGAAAAACAACAAGCTGAGCTAAGCGGTATTCTTGTAAATGAAAAAATCAACAAGGATAGAACAAAGGTTGTGGACGCATTGGCAAGCCAATGGCGCATTATTTCTAACAGTGACAGTAAGATGTCAGAAAAGGACAAAGCAATTTTTGTTAGCAATGTTGAAAATCTTGTTTCCACATCTAACGATGTGGCAGCGTCTTTGAATTTTGATATTAGTGCTGACAATTATTATAACAATCTGTTGAGTACGATATCCAGACAGGCTGACATAGAATTTGATAGCGCAGTAAAAATTTCTTCGGAAACAGTTATTAAAGCGATGTTCGATATAGCTAACAGAACTAGACAAGCAGACGATATAGACACTGCTATGAGAACTTTAGGAGTAACTGATTTTAGTACGCAAGTAATAGACGATCCAGAAAGATGGGAAGAGTTTGGTAACGCTATGAGAATGGCGATTGCAGAAAGAATTAGAGTTCAGAACGATGTAATCCCGAATGATTGGGGTAAAGGCGCAAACGCTCCATCCTACGATGACTTGGGCGACTTACTGAGCCAGAAAGCGCAAGAGATTACAGAAGAAATTACTGGTAGAAACGGCTTTATGGAAGCTGAAGGCCGACTACAAAAAGCCAACGCTAGCAAATCAGTAGTGGGCATAGAGCAAGAACTAGAGCGCGGAAACGAATACATAGCAGCAGCTCAAGATGCAATGGAAGAACTTGTATTCTTTGAGCAGCAAGCGACTTCTCTTATAAACGGCAACGTATTGCCGATGACAATGGAACAGAAAGCAGCAGCCAGAGAGCAACTGCGAAATGTCTTAGTTTTAAAACAAAATCTAAACAACGCTGTTACAGGTATCAGCTCAGAAATGCGGATCATGGCGCGTAACAAACAGTCACTTAGAACGGCTGATCGTGAGACATCTTGGCAAGCCTCTAGTACACAAATGACCTCTGAGCTTACCAATCTCTCACAACAAAACATGCCAACTAAAGAGCTAAGAGCTAACGTCGAGCAGTTAGTTGATAAAGTAATCGAAGAAAATGGATTAAACAGGCTTCTTGTGACTGACTATACTATGGAAGGCGAAGAAAGAGCATGGAAGTTTGCTGACATTATGCGAAAAAGCCCAGCAGTTAGCGGACTTATGTGGCTCAACGCAAACGCACCCATCAAGGCAAGACAAGATGATCTTCGCAATACACTTCTCAGGTTAGCTGAAAAAGAAGTAGGACTTACCACGCAGGGCCAGATGCGGCGTGACGATGCTTCTGGACTAACTCTTGGAAATTTATTTGATGAGATTGGTCAGGGGCTAACGGTAGTCGGGGATATCATTGTTGGAGCTGTTAACAAAGATTGGCGCTACTCTGACCCTGAGTAGGGACGACTACTAAAGGCGCTTCATTTAATCTCATTTTATAGGTTAAATGGAGTACCTAAATGGACAACGCTATTGAGCGCCGACTTGCACGTATGCAAGCAAAACGTGATGCCGCAACAACAAGCACAGACTACACTGGTTTAAGCGGATCATCACTGGTTAACGACAGAAATTTTCTTAATGATGTGCGCGGATATTACCGCGATCAGGGTAAAACCTTCAGTTCAAATTCTGAAATGATTGACAACTTCTATACAGATAGACGTTGGAAAGATGTAAACAGCTTATCGGCTGGGATGTCGCTGTTAGAGTACGGCTTTGCTGGCGAAGACCAAGGGCGCTTATCGCGCCTGAGTAAGGCATGGAGAAACGCCCCACCAAGAGGCAGCACTTTAGATAAAGTTAAAGACTACGGCATAGCAGCAGTTTTAGACCCAATTAACGTTATACCTACCGTCAGCGCTGGGAGAGCTGCACAGGCAACAAGGCTCGCAGCTTTAGGGGCTGGTCAAACAGCAGAGGAAGCAGCCAAGCTGGGTGTCAGACAGGGTACACGACAAGGCGCTATATCAGAAGCTAAAATAAATGCTGGGATTGAGGTTGGATTTGATGCAGCTTCTCAAGCTGGCGAAATACAGCAAGGTGTCAGTGAAGAATACGATCCCACACGAACACTTTTAGCTGGCACATTGGGCGCTACTGCTGGTGGTACTATAGGGTATGGGCTTAGTAACATTGCGGCTAAATGGAGAACTGGAAAACCGTTAACAAAAGCAGAAGAAGGGGATATAGCAAAAGCTCTTGGCATTGAACCAGAGCAGCTTACAGATGAGCAAATACGTGCGGCTCTTGGCGTTAGCGATCAGCTTGCATTGCCAGCTCCTGACGGTTCTGATCTTGGCGCACTGACAGGCGAGCCAATTCGCATGGCTTTACCAGCTCCAAGAGCTGCCCCAACGGAAGAAATACAAGAGCTATTCGAAGCACAAGACATGCTTAATGCTGAACGCCAATCCTTGATGGAAGATTATCAAGAGGTGTTTGGCAGACAGGTAGACGGTCAGTACACGCCAGCTCAGCTTGCAGAAATGCAAGAACTTAGAGATCGAATTTCTGAAATATCTGAAGAGTTAAATACTGTTAACGTCGAAGTAACAGACGTAGACGTTAAGCTTGCTGACATTAAAAAAGCTGAAGAAGGGCTAGCTGATTTAAACCAAGCGATCCAAGACCCACAAAGTAAGACTACCATAGGTGATATAGAGGCTGCTCAAGCAAGCATAGCTTCCCTCAAGTCAAATCTAAGTGTTAGAACCGAAGGTTTACAGACAGCTACAAAAGATCAGACAGACATATTCTATGACGTTCCTGTGTCGCGCAGAGATATAAAAGTTAAAGAACGTATAGAAGACATGGTTGCTGAAGGTATAGTTACCTTCCGTCAGATAAAAGAAGATGCGGAAGCTGGTAATCTTTATATAACCAGCAGTGGTAATTTTACGTCGAAAACGGCTGATGAAATTGAAGCTAAGTACGGATCACCAACGGCAGATACGAGCGACAAAACTCCAACGGCAGATTCAACGGCAGACACATCTCCAGGAAAAGTTGAGGAAGTTACAGAAGTTGCTGCTGTCGAAGAGCCAGACGCTCTTTCTAGTGATATTATTTCGTCTGCTGCTAAAGAAATGGAAGACACTTCCGCTCAAGTAGCTCGCGCTCAAGATGATTTAGATATAATCACAAGCTCCATAGACGACATGACCACAGTAGGTAATTACCAAAAAGCTGCTATCAGAGGTATGCTCAACAAAGGTGAGATTAGCCAAGAAGCATTTGATATTCTTGACGCTGACATAGACGATAACTTCTTTGTTACTGATGATGCGTTCGATGCCGCAAAAACTGGAAGACCTACAGACAAACAACTTGAAGCTATGGGTGCAAAACGCTCTATGGTTGAAGCCCCAAAAAGACAAAAGGGCGTACCTTCTATCGAAAACGCTAGGAAGATTTACACTGGCCCAAAAGCTGAAGAAATATTTGCTCGCTACGATAAGCTTCAAAACGAAATAGAAATTTATACAAAAGACAAGACTACTATTGGCAGCATAGCCTTTCGCCCTGAGTTTGAAAAAGCGCTTAAAAAAGAAGTAGCTTCAAATGTTAAAAGGCTTACAGCAGAAAAGAAAAAATCGAAATCATCAAAGGAAAGCGATGCTGTTGAAGCAAGGATAGTCAAAGAAAAAGCACGACTTGAAACTGATATGCAAAGCTATGACGCTAGCACTGATCAGATGATAAAGAGATTGATGTCGGAACAGCAAGACGCGCTTAAAGAATTTACCGATGGGCGTTTTGATGCGCCAGAACCGAAGGTGGACAACCAAACTAAGTACCTAAACAACTTAGAAGAAGAGATGATCGCTTGGAAGAAAAAGCGAAAAATGCGCGATATGCTTCGGGGTGTTCCAGAGGTAGATGAGCTAACAAACGAAGAGATTGTAGCCATTGAAGTTCGCTTAAAGAAAGATATGAGCAACTTTGCTAGTCGCAGCCCACGATTAGAAGAGTTCAAACGCTTAAATGAAGCACAACAAAAGATAGTATTAGATGAGGTCACTGAAAACAGACGCGACACTCTCACAAGAGAAAAGATAAATCAAAAGTCTAAACGTATTGCTGGCACGACAGGTAAAGCTACTGAGAATATAGATATATTTGCTGGTAAAAACGTTCAGACTTACCGCGATGCAAAAGGCAACCTGATTACTGAAGCTACAACGCAAGGTATGCTGAGAAAAAGCAGAGCCACAAGAGTAAAGAAACGTGCGCTTAAAGAAGAAGGCTTTGAAGCGGTTAAAGCTAGAGCTGAACTTGATGCTGATCAGGGTAAATTAAAAATATTTTATGAGTTCAAAGGAACTGGTAGAGAGCGCGTCATTGACAGGGGTAGTAAGCCTAAGCTGAGCAATGGAGAGGTGGGTTATTATAACCACGTTACTGGTCAAAAATACGCAAACATTGAAAGTCTTAAAAAAGAAGGTTTGCTAAGCGAAGCTGAGCCAGCGCCAGAAACTACACAAGCTACTATTATGTCTGAAGGAGACTTTAGAGCAGCAGAGCAAACGCTACAAAATAAGCTTGGTACACAGCTCATTGCTGGCGGCGACTTTAACGAGCTTATGGCTGAGTACCTAAAGGAAAGCAAAGCCCTTAACGCTAGGTACGTTCAAACAGATGCACCAAGCGCTGAAGAAAAAATTGTAGACATGAAGGGGGCAGAGGTTACCCCAGAAGAGCCAGTTATCGCTGGTAAACTAGAGCCTGTAATTAAAGACAGCGCTGGCAATTCTATGAGGATAGCTATTATCCCGAAAGACCCCAACTTTAAGTTCGTCATTAACGGTAAAGAAAAAGTTTACGGCGCTCGCATGTTGGGACAAAACCAATCTAGCGTTGATGACTTGTTTGGCGAAGGTCAAAAGAACAATAGGGATCAGTGGGTAATTGCTTATCTGCCATCCAACTTTCCTAAGAGAGATATGAGCAACCCTAAAAAGGTTAGAGCTAAGATGCAGACGGTTGGCAAAAAAGAGCCGACCACTATGCAAAAAGTCGAGGCTATGGTTAACCCAAAAGCTAAGCCAGTAGAACAAGAGTACGTTCCACCAGCGCGTCCATTAGAAATGTCCAAGGACGGCGACACTACAAAAATTAGCATGAGCGCAATACGTGACGGTGAGCCTAATGGGTCAGAGATTATTAGGTCACTCTTTACGCTTAGCTTGCTTAATCCAAAAACTAAGGGAAAATACAAAAGTCTTTTAGACTTTTCAAATTCTAATCTCTCATTGCGTGAGATGGACAACATTATTGAGACTGCCGAAAGCCAAGATTGGAAAGTTACAATTCAAGTCGGCGGTGTAGACAAAGAAATACCGTATTCCCTTCGTGTTATGCACCTTAAAAACGCCTACTCAGTTATGAAAGGCGTAGCTCCCGAAGGTATAAAACTTAACAACACGGACATCGACACAAGTATTAACCAAGCGTTGGAAATTTTTAAGAAAGCTGGCAAAAAGCAGAAGAAAGAAATTGCTCGCTTACTGAAAATAGTTGTGCCTGAGAATATGGCTCCACGTTTCTTTCAAACAAAAGATATCTCTTCTGCTTACCAAACAACGCAGCAAGAAAAAATGGCTGGTGAAAATACTATTCGCCTTAACCCTAAAGAGCTAGAAGGAACTGGTATCAACCCTGTCCATTTGACGATGCATGAGCTGGGTCATTGGGTCTATCGCAATATGATGAGCTACGAGGACAGAGCTTTCTTTTGGGACAACCTATCTAAGTTTTACGATGAAGATAGTAACTTCCAGCTTTACCCTAAAGCGTACAAAATTATAGGTAAGCCTGAGTACGACAGCGATGGTAATTTTGTAAAGAATGTAGAGGGTACTCGTACACCATCAGTAAGTGGCGTTGGCATAGTGTCAAAGACTACGCCTCAAGAATACTTTGCTAATCAGTTTGTAGCTTACATGATGAACCAGCAAGGCGCTTTGGTCGTAGACACTAGCCTCATGGAAAAAGTAAAAGGCATGGTTAAAAAGCTTTGGAAAAAGCTAATAGACCCTGATTACGAAGACACTGACTTAACCAAATTCTTTGACCGACTGATAAAAGATAAAAACGATGCAGCTCGCGCAGCTCACTCTAATCCTGTAGAGCCAACTGACGACTTTAGTAGGTTTATACAAACAAGGTTTGACCAGTTGCAGATACTTCATAGAAGTATTGATAGTAAGATTAGGTCTGGCGATACAGCATCAGCAGCCGACGAACTTCTAAAGCTGGCTAACACCTACCGTAGTATGGCGTTCAACAAAAGGGACGGCAAAATTGCTGCTCAAAAAAAGAAAGAGCCATACAACGATGCAAGGACAGGTGTGTTTGCACCCATCAAGCCATACGCAGTTGTTATGAAGCGCTGGGCTAAGCAGATAAACGATGAGCTACGCATAGAAGATACTAGAGCTGGTGACGTTCAATCACCTAACGCCAGTGGGTATTCAGCAGAAGCGTTAAGCGCTGTCGAAAAGCTATGGGGCAAAACAAAAATGTCTATGATAGGCGACGACACGGCTATGGCGACTGACCCTATGCTGGCAAATCTTAATGACGTTATTATGGGTACGCTTAACAGCCAGTACAAGAATGTAACTGGTGGCGATATTCCATCATTTGTTCCAGCAAGTATTAAGATGCGTAGGGGTAGACCAGTTGGATCAACAGGTCGCAAGCCGCATAGTATAGAAAGACGTAATGCTATCAACAACGCTAGGCAAAGAAAGAATATTCAAGTTACCCAGCAGATGATGGAAGCAGCGAGCGAAGACATGAAAAAGTCTGCGTCTGCTGCCGTTAAGTCTGGTCAGCCATACATGGACTTTAGGTCTATGGACTTGGATACGCTGATGAGGAATTGGGATCGCTTTGGTGATAGCCGACAAAGAACAGAAGTCGCTCAGTTCGCAAAAGATTTGTCTCACAAGCTGCCGCCGTCTAACGTTGCGACAACCAATCGACTATTTAAACAAGGCGCTGACTATAAACAGATAATGGACTTGGCGTGGAAAGCGAAGCAAGACGGCAATGCAGACCACGTTATGCTTGCAATCCGCGAGCTTCAAGCTCGCAAGTCTTCTACTGGTAAATACGATCCAACTCAGTTCGATGCAGCAGTTTTGAGGGCAGTTGACGCGGAGCATCACTTTAACCAAGGAGATGCAGCAGTTCTTGGCGTTCCAGCAAAAGCACCGTTTGCGTTGCGTTCGTTCTTGACGGCAATAACGCACCGAAAACCACGCATTGCTTACGTCGCTAGAACTATGTCAGCAAGGCTGGCCTATTTAGGCGTAGAGCTACCGTCTAACCCAGCGTCAGAAGGCTATAATAACTACAGAAATACAGCTAGAAAAAGTGCAACAACTTTAGAAAAGGCAGAGGATATAACTCCTGTCGTTCGTCTTGTAAGTGACTTGCTTCTTGACGCTGAATTAGTAGACGAAGCGACCTACGAATTAATGGGCCAGCTTGGTAGAAAATTTGGTGTAGAACCCAAGAAGTTAGTCGCTGATATTATTATCCAAGACAACGACATGAAGACAAAGCCGACTACGGTTAAGAGTATTATGGATCAGGTGTCAGGCGAAGAAAGATTTGCACTAGAAGACGCAATAAATGACATTCGCCAGAACATTACTCCCAGCCTTGGGTATGTGATGAAGGGTTTGATTGCCAACCCTAATGCTCGCAAGCGTTTTCCTTTCATAACGCTACATGGGGAGATGGTTTCTCCTGACGTTACCATGCCAAAAGGATCGCCTACAGTTCATTTCACTGAGAGCGTCCCTGCCGAACATGCTAAAAACTATGTAGATGACGTATTAGATAACCTTGACCCAGCTCAGCTTATGTCAGCTCGCAGATTTACTGATAGCGAAACTCCGCAAGTTTACTATGCTAGCGTTAGCAAGTTGGGTGGATTGTCTGGTGGCGTTAGGATTAAATCTACGCCAGATAATTTTATTGAACGTATGCGAACAACTATCATACAGGGTCTTAATGACGACAACGCTAGCGAGACTGTAAATGATTTGCTTGATGAGCTGGAATTAGTAACCGATGAGATAGCATACTTGTCTGTAAGAGCTGAAGAAACTTCACAGTCTAGGTCGCACCTCAACAACCTATTTGAGTTTGAAAAGTCTTTACGCAAAGAGCTGAGAGACACACACTCTATTGGTGAGGAAATTGAAACTATACCAGTTTTCGTCAGAGATACGAAGCCAGCCGTGTTTGGAGATGTAGTCAGCCAGAAAAATCCTTTATTCACTGAGATAGCTCAAGCAATTCTACGCAACAATCAAGGCAGAGACACTCAAAGAGCTGGCGAAATCTTAATGGAGAGTGAAACAGGCGGCTATGAAACACTCGTAAACATGGCTGGATCAAAGAGCAAACTGCACAGAATAATGAAAGACATAGGCTTTAGCAGTGTCCAAGTGAACGGAGCTAAGACCTTATTTAATTCGTCTGACATGAGGTACATTCGTGACTACGCTCTTAGATCGGAAGATTTAAACCACACCGTAGGGCTAGAAAAGAAAGCACACTCTGCAAACGTGGCGTTTGTGGATGCCGCTATGCTGGGTAAGGATGAGGGTGAAAATCTTATACGCTCAGTAATGTCTGCAATGGAAAGCGTTGGGGTATCTCCACGATTTATAGACGCAATGGACAAGAAGCGTCGAGGCAAACAAATAGGTGAGGGTGAGGCGCAAGAAATGCGTAAGGCCGCAACCCTATTCACTACTAAAAACAATGCAGAAATAACAGCCAACGCTGGCATGACGTTTATCTCAAGGGTATTCAATCCTCTCAAGGGTGGTGGGGGCCACTACGAGCGCCATGCAGTAGCCGTAAGTAAGATTTGTACACCGCTACTTAGAAAGCTGAATGATCTTCCTGACGGCGGTAATTTGGTGTCTCGCTGGTGGAGAGATAGTGCGGTCACAATGTATGACAGTGCCTCTGGTGCAATGGGTGGAGCGATTGGATTTGTTCCAAAAGCTAGAGCGACACAACCTCAGAGCCACAGTCGAATATTGGCGGCTGCGAGAATGGGCGATGTAACCAAGCTCAAGTCTAAAGATGAGGTCGAAATCTTTAATATGCTCAGGACTTACTTTGACAATACGCTGGTTCGTATGCGTCAAGCTGGTATGCAAGTTGGGAACATTTCAAGAAACTACGTTCCTCAAGTCTACAGAAAAGACTTAATCGAAGCTGACAGAGAAGAGTTTGAGCGGCGGTTGTCTTTGTATTTCTTGGCAGAGGATGCGGAAAGACCACTAGGCCCAGATCGCGTCAACCCACTTACAGAGGTCGAGGCAAGAGCGAAAGCCTTTAAGATGGCTGACAGTATTGTGGCTGACGATGGCGTTATGAGGCCGCATGACTTAAACATTAAGAGACAGCCAGCCGAAGGTAAGTCTGCTGACCACACGTTTCAACGTGTAATTAGATTGGACACAGTGAACGGTGGTATGTTTAACGACCCAACGAACCCAAACAACTTACAAGACTTTTTAGAGAACGACATAATGATTGTCGTCAGCAAGTATAGTGATGCAGCCGAGCGAGACATGGACTTATTCAAGTCATTCGGCGCTGGGCATCATGCCGTTGACGATTACTTTATTGGCCTCAACGCTAACAACGATAACATGGATGACCTAATTCGTATTATTAAAGGTGACAAGGTTGATATTGTGACACGCAAGGTTCGTGACCCAAGAGCCAAGCAAGAGCAGACAGTGAACTTTGACTATACTTATATGTCTGCACCAGCCAGACTTAAAAGAAAAGGTGAAGCTGAAAAAGCTGCTGCTGAAGTAGTCCAGTTAGCAAGGGGTGGCGCTACAAAGGCTGAAGTTTCTGAGTACCTAAACAGGCTGCATCGAAGGTCAGAAGCAGACTTAAAAGATATGAATGCAGAAGAACGCACTCTTGAGCTAAACAAAGTGAAAAACTTTAAGCTACGTGCAGAAGCTATTGCTGATGGCATAGTGACAGCTAAAGGCGGTCTAACGCCAGTGCGTAGAGAGAACCAGCTACACGCTAAACAATATCTAAACCTAGTTAAACGCAAACAGCACAACGGAGAAGAGGGTGCATACACTGGTGTTCTTCAAACAACCCAGAAATGGCTTACTGGTTTTAACGCTGTTACCTTGCTACCGTTTACAATCTTATCCTCTCTAGGTGATAGCACGTTACCGTTGATCCAATCAGGTAACTTCCAAGCGTGGGCAAGAGGTGTAAAGAACTACGCCCAGAACGATGAGAATTATCGTGAGATGATTACTAACGTTGGTGCAGCTACTGAAAACATTACATTCAAATACATGACCCAAGCCTTCGGTGTTGACAGCACTAAGTTTACCAATGGCTATTTCAACGCTACAGGTTTAACTCCTTGGACAGAAATGTGGCGTAACATATCTGCTGCTATTGCATACGAACATTTCAAGATGATGCAGCGTCAGGCAATGGACGGCCCCAGAACACGGCAAGGTCGCATAGCTAAGAAGCAGTTAGACGCTTACGGCTTACAAGAGTTTTACGAACCCAACGCCAATCAAGTGGAGACAGCCTTAGATGGCGAACACTACCAGTATCAAACACTAGCAGTGGCAATGAACAGGTTTGTGAACGAGAGTATTTTTACACCCAATCCAACCGACATTCCTGTTTGGGGTCAGACACCGCTTGGTAAAATAGTGTACCAACTCAAATCATTTCCAATGATGATGTGGCGACTGCATAGAAGAGCGTGGAATAGGTTTCTTGATGACCCAATGAATGACATGGATGTGGCCCCATTGCTGTATATGTACGGCGCTGCACCTAGCATGGGGTTTGCGTCAGCTAACGTTAAGGACATCGTTCAAGGTCGAGGTGGAGAAGACAACCGACAGTTCGCTCTTCGTAACAGATCGCTCAAAGAGCAGTTTAGTTGGGCAGAAAATATGGATGAAGACGTAGCCCAATACCTTGGGTGGTATTGGGACGGCTTTATGGTCATGGGCGGTCTGGGTCTGATTGGTGAGATGCTGTATGACATTGGGCGCAACGTTGATAACGGTGCGTTCGGTCAGGTTAGGATAGGCGAAGTTATCCTTGGGCCTAGTATGGGCTTGTTCAACGATGGGCTAACGGTAGGAGCTGGCGTATCAAACATAATAAGTGACAAGCTAGGTGGTACATCAACCAACTACGCTGAGCGTGAAATGGTTGATACCCTGTTCCACAGATTAGCACCACCGTTTGGGTCTATGCCTTACGTTAGAGAAAACGTAGTTGACAAGTTGGCTGGAACGCCAAGCGGCAGAGAAGGTAGTGGAAAACTAAGCTCTAAGTTTTAGGGTCTTCATGTAACTTAGCTTGGTAGGCCATGTGTTTAACCATATCGTCTACCACATGCTTAAATTGGTTTGGCCTTATGAAAGCTACGCGCTCACCATTTGCCCAGATGTGCATTCCGTCATCTTTGATTATCCACGCAGCGTATTTTTTATCTCTTGGGTTCATCTTTTTGTCTTCATATAAGCTTCAAAGGTGGTGGCTGCGTAACCAGCCAAATCAATAAAGGTATCGTCGTTACCTTCTTGAAATTTATCTGGCAGCTTCATAAGCCTTGCCAGCTTTACAGCCATCATAAACTCACCGACATGCAGTGGCGTTACTTTGGCGTTGTCTTTTAAAATACGTCTGAACAATACGTTAACTATGTCAGCTATGTCTTGAAAGTTTTCAGCGCACTCGCCGTAAGCTTCATTCCTGTCGCCGTTGATATATTCTTTCGCTTTGTCTAATACTTTATCACGCGGCTTCATTCGTACTTTCTACCTTCTCGCTGAGCTAAACGATCATTTTCCCAAAGCTTAATCTTGTTGAGCAATGAAACTTCTTTACTTTTAATTTCTAATAATCGCGTCTTTTCAAAGCGATATTTCACGCCAGCTTTGTGTAGAGCGTCTTTAAGCTGATCGCTGATGTAGATTGATTTTACCCCATCGCTAGCGGTAGGTACTTTTTCTTTTAAGTCGTCTAACCGTTCTTTGATGCTCTCAACTTCCAATTCTTTTTCAAGAATTTTTTGCTGCACATCTGTAAGCTGATTGTAGTAATCTCTCATGTTACACCTTTGGCGTTGGGCGAAATAATTTAAAATCGTCACACGCGCCAAGATGCTCTTCGCCAGTTCTGCTACATGAAAAACCGCCCTGCTCGTTTGCAAAACTGTGTTCACAGAAGCGACACTCAGGCTCAACGTCAGGAACTTCCCAACACGCACTTTGTTTAAAGCAAAAAGTACATCTAAAGTCGTCCCTCTTGGTGGCACACCTATCTTTCTGACCGCTCAGTGCTGCTTGGATACGAACAAACATTGCGTCCCATTCTTCCTGATCGAAGAAAATCATTTCTGCGTGGTAAGCAGAAGAATTTTTACAGTACGAAATGAAGAAAGCCTTGGGTATTTTAAACATTGCCATCATCATCTGACACTGGCTGTAATATTTTGGATGGGACTTTTGAACGCCATGCTTAACAAACTTATTAAACATTGTATTCTTCATCGACTTAATCTCTAGGATCGCTGTCCGTTCGTCGTCAGGTATGTCGCCACCTTCAAAGGTGACAAGCCCATCTGAATTACAAACGACATGACCGCCAAGCCACTCGCGCCTATGCTGCCGTCCTGACCACTCATCCTTCTCATGGACAAGTAGGTCAGCTCGTTTCTTTAGGTCGCGCACCACCTCATCTTCGATGCGATGACCGTCACGAAATATTCTTTTAGTTCTGGGTTCTGGCTCATCATCAGGGAAGCCCCTAAGAGAAAGGGCAAGCTGGGCGATACACTCAGTACCAGCCATGCTTGCTCCGATATAGCTTCTGGCTTCGCCTCTCTTTTGTGAGGCAAAGCCATTGTCTATATTTTCAACAACCTGTTGACAAATTGATTGCCAATCTTCCTTAGAAAGGGATTTGGTCATTGATCGCTGGTGGTGCTTGTGGTGCTTGCATTGTGGAAGCAGCAATTTTTGCTGGTTGATTGGGAACGAAGTGATAGTTCACTCTGAATTGATCCTTACCGTTGTAAGGTTTATTCTTAATGTTAATCCCAATCGTCTTTCCATTAAAGAAGCTAACGTCAGGCGTGTCCTCACCTTCATGCCCCAATAGAAGCAGCAGCTTTTTAATTATCTTCCAATTAATCTCAACGGATTGTGGATGTGCTTTGTCTACTATGTCCAACCACTGGCGACACTGGCCCTTCTCGTTTTCATAACTGAGAACTAACGTGTGCTTGCCGTTTTCGTTTTCCACCTTAGCATTTTCAATGACGACTGTGTGCCGTCCAACGCCAAGAGTATCTTTAAATGCTGGCATTTCATCCAACGCTACATCCTTCATACTGATGTTTGCAAACCCATTGAAATCGCTCATTGCGATGGCCCCTTCTTACTAAATTTTTGGTATTCAGCGTCTGACATTTGTATTATTTTCAGTAGCTGGGTTATGTCGTCCGTATCTTCGATTGGCTTTAATCTCCTGTACGGATCGCGTGTCTTTGCTTGGTGACCGTTGACGTTATCAGTCACAATGAAACGCTTAACTGCAACGTTATCGCCCTGTGTTACGGTCTTTCGAACCAAGCAAAATACATTGTCGTAAAGAGCTGGAAGTAACTTGGCGACTTTTGATTGAATGACCATCGGGAAGTAGTCGATGCCGCCGTTGTCGTTTGTCTCTTCCTTTTGAAGGCACGTAATTAACACATGGATGGGCATGTCGCGCAGCCACTTTAGGCTGGCTACGAATTTGCGCTCATATGTGGCCCACTTTTCAAAACCGTTTGAGCTGCCGCTCTGAGCGTGTTCGTCTTCTACATCCTTAAAACATTGCTGTGATAATTCTGTCACACTGTCGATAGCGATCCATTTGTAGTTCGCTTTTGAAAACTCATCTGATGCGTTTATCCAAGAAGCAATCTCTTGAAAGCTTGCGCCTTTAGAGTTTGGTGTCGAAAAAGATGTGAACGGAATGTAATCAATAGCTGCTGATGCAACAGATGTTAACCCACTTTCACCCGACAGTATTAATCCTTTGCCGTATGCTCGCTCATAGTTCAGAGCTTGGCTTGTCTTACCTGATCCATGTGGCCCTAGAGCGATGGACTTGGTTGCCCCCGATACAGATATATCGTTGGTCTTTAGTACGCCGACTTTCATTTATTTCCCTTCATTGAAATTGAATTTTATAGTTGACTAAGTTGTGTAGTATTGTATCTGATACAACCTGTCAACTAATAAAAGGTAACTAAATGAACTTTGACGTACAACGTTTAGTGTCTGACTTAGGTGGTGCTACTAAAGTCAGTAGTCAGCTTAATATCACACGGACTATCCCCTATGGGTGGATAAGACGACGATATATATCGTCCACTTATCTTGCGCGGTTAAAAGAAGTGAACAAATCACTCGACCTAAATCAGTATGTAACAGGAGAAAACACCAATGGAGATGCTAAACGCAGCGCTTGAGCTAAACGAGAAGGGCATTTGTGCCTTACCAGCCAATGGTAAGCATCCTTCTGTGAGCTGGGGTAAGTACGAGGACGAACTACAACTTCCTAGCCAGAACGAACTGGAAAGGTGGTGGTCAACAAATCCTAATTGGGATTTGTGTATTATAACTGGTGAGCTTTCTGGTCTGATTGTGGTCGATTGTGATAACGAAAAAGCCAGACAGAAAGCTATTGACCTTGGGCTAGATCGAACACCGATATCAGCAAAGACAAAGAAGGGATGGCATTACTATTGGGCTTATCCTGATGGAGTGGGAAAGATACAAAATCGTGTTGGTGCAAATGCCAACGGTATTGATTGGCCCAACGTAAGCGGTCTTGACCTTCGTGCTAAAAAAGGTGTGGCTATTTGTGCGCCAACCAAGAACTACAAGTGGCATATGGATTGCGACTTCGATGAGCTTCCTGACTACCCATATGGTAGTGATCTGCCAGAGGTTGAAAGCCCCTCTAACGTTGTCAGCTTAGACGACTTTAAGTTTGATGGAATAAACCTCAGTAATGTTACGGCAGATTTGAACATATGGGAGCGCACTAAGATCAAGGTGGACAAAGAAGGTAAGTTTCAAACAGGCGGTGGTAACGCTAGGGATGATGCGGCTTACAAGGCTATGGGTATGGGAGCTGGTCAGGGATTAAGAGGCGATGATCTTAGGGAATTTGCTTACGATTTCATGGATAAGTTTTTTGTTGAGCGATTAGACGAAGCCAAAATTGACCAGATGCTTGAACGAGTTGAGCGTGAGGAAGAAAAGAAAAATCCCAAACCTGTGCCAGAGCCAGTAGTTAAGAAAAGAATTTCCCCCATTACAACGGCAGATATCGAACGCCTTGAAGCTGAGATTGGGACAAGAGAGTACGTCATTGATCCTTGGCTACCAAAAGATGGTTCCATCTGCCAAGTGCATGGGTACAGTGGGCATGGCAAGTCGATGTTTATTCGACATGCTCTTTACCATGTTGCGGCTGGCTCTAATTGTTTTGGGCCTTGGAATATATATAACCGAGCTAAAGTTTTATATTTGGACTTCGAAAACAGTCGATCAAATATTGTGACGTTTTTAGAAAAATCGCGGCGAAGTATTGGTGACGCTGGCGGCAACTTTATGATGTTCGCCCCTTTCGACGTTGAAGATCAAATGAACCTAATGACTGACGGCGGCATGGTATTACTTTCTGATTGGGTAAAGCAAACCAAGCCTGACATAGTTTGTATTGATACTATTCGTTCTGCTTGGCTGGGGCTGGAAGAGAACAGCGCCAACCAGTGGAGCCGCATTAATCAGATGTGCCTAGACTTGCGTAACGCTGGCATTAGCGTTGTCATGGTACATCACTCAAACAAGCCCAGCGAAACCAAGCTAGGCCGCGAGGCTGGCAGCTCTAACCAGCTTACTGTACTGGAAACCCAGATAAAAATTACACAGATATTCCGCGATCCAGATACGGCTGAGACTAGGGCTGGCATCAGTGACACAGACTTTGAACACTCGTTGTGGGACGATTACGACAGCGCAGCTATGCTTCAAGAAGGTGAGCGGTGCGATGTAATAATTGAGGCGAGGTATGGTAAAGTTCGTGATTGGACTGATGCACATGAGACACATCACTACCTTGGCTTTGCATCCAATCCAACGCTAGCAACTCACAGGGTTATGTCACGGCAGGGCGTAAAGCAGTGGGCGCTAAATTTAGCGAAGTCGCATATCGGTGCAGACGGTCAGCGCAAATCTGCAAAAGATGATCAGGAAATAGCAACACTTGTAAACAGACCGATTGAAGTAATTAGTCAATGGACGGCGCAGCTTAGACAGTCCAACGCTAGCTGCAAGGTAACTAACCTACAGGCTTAGATGTGCATGTCATATCTGTCATACCTGTCATAAGACTACTTCTTCTTAGCGGTCTTAGCAGCGTCACGAAAGTTCTTATCAGAAGGTGCGCCCTTTGCGCCCTTCTTTCTCATCTTCTCACCACGTTTTCTTTTGGCGTGGATGTTGGCGTACAAGCCCTTATTCGCCATCAGTAGCCTTTCTTTTTCGTCTTCATAGGCTTACCAGTTTTCTTGGCTTCTTTAGCAGCAGCCTTTTTACCAGCTTTCGTGTACGCAAATTTCTTTTTACCCACGGACGGCATGACGTAAACTCCTTTAACAATCCCAAGCGCGGCGGCTCCAATAGTTAGCCGACAATTTATTTGATTTACCTTTGATCCCACCACTGCGAGCGCAATAACTTTTCTTGCGTGAGGGCTGGTCTTTTTTGATGGACATATTAGCGTCACCAAATCTAATGATTTTTTCTTTCCCATCGGCGCAAGCTTTGACTACGAATTTTTTGCCGCCGCTCGTCTGACGCCTCGGCTTATTGCAGGGCATATCTTTCTTGCTTATTTTCGATTTAGTCTTTGCCATGCATTGCCAAAAATGGGGGGTAACAGAAAGAACATACAGAAATCTATTACCCCCCTGTAGTCTTGAAGGGAGAAAAGCGTAGTACCGAGGACGGACTACATGCCCAACATATAACTATCAGTGTGTTCAGTCAAACTATATGTTGTGTCAGTACATATATTTACCTAACGTTACTGCTGGCGTTGGGAAGTTGGTACGCTCGGACTTCACTACTTGTCTCTACAGTGCCTTCCGCGAAGCGGAATGCTCTGTCTCGCTTACTTCGCTTGCCGAGCGTACCAATAATTTTCATTTTGTCAACCCCCTGACACAACGTCTAGTGTGTATTTGACAATACTTAAACACTGGTGTTATTAAAAAGACACAACTTTAAAAAATATGAGGTTATGAATGGGGCATCCTTTAAGTTTGTCTGCTGACCAAGAAAAATATTTACGAGAAAATCATTTAAAAACTACATATGCAGAGATGTCACGAAACATCGGCGTATGCGTGGACACACTTAAAAGAATGTTGGTCAGACTAGGGCTGCAAGAGTTCGATGGGGCTAAGTACCACATCAAAGAAAAACCAAAAACTTGGAGGCGACCTTGCATCAACTGCAAGTCAACGACACCGCGACCAATAAACCAATACATGTGCAGCGAATGCAACGCAGTTACTGGAAGTTCGTTTGATGATTTCGTTTCTAATTGTTCGCACTCTACAACGGCAGAGAGCGCTTCTAATATGACTGACCTTTTGACGCACACTTTTGGAGCTGAGTTTGAAAGATGGTCTGAGCGAGACAAGTACGCAGAAAATTATGCTGAAGTATCGTTAGCGAGGGTAAAGATTGGGTAATCGACAGAAAGCTAAAGGGGATGCTTACGAACGTGAGCTTGCCGCCTACCTTAACGATGAGGTCTATGGGTATGAGCAATGTGGACGCGCTCCGCTATCTGGCGGTGGCTTCGTCGGCCTGTCAGGTGGCGCTGATCTCATTGGAACAACTGGATTATTTGTTGAAGCTAAGCGAGTTGAGCGGCTGAGCTGGCGTGAAGCAGTCGCCCAAGCTGAACGCAACGCCACGACAACGAAAGCTCAAGAGACACCTATCGTAGTCACACGTAAGAGCCGTGAAAAGACAGGCGACAGCCTAGTTGTGATGCGGCTTAACGAGTTCAATAAGTATTACAAAGCATGGCTACTAAGCGAAGGATATCGGACGATCCCTTCGGGGGGATCGGTAGAGTAGGGACGACTATTAGTTATCTGGGTATATGCTCATTGTAACACAGTGAGGGTACGACATGCTTGCCGAAACACTAGCGTTGGTATCCGCTGCAAATTCAGCCTACGCCACCGTTAAAAAATTTACGCAGAACGGCAAAGAAATCAGCGATATGGCTGCTGCTTTGGGTAAAATTATGACGGCAGAAGAAACGCTGTCGGCGCAGGGTAAGTCAAAATCAAAATCTATCTGGCGAAAAGCATTCGGAAAGAGCGGCGATAGCGTCGAGGAATTTATGGCGTTGGAAAAGTTAAACGAACAGAAGCGCGAATTAAAATCCATGATGCAGCTCTACGGACGAAGCGGAATGTGGGCTGACTATCAAAAGTGGTGCGGTCAAGAACGGATTAGAAAGAAACGAGAAGCTGAAGAGAAAGAAGCGGCTCGCATGGCGTTGATTAACGGTGGGATGTGGACGCTAGCAGCAGCAGTCTTCAGTGGATTAGTTTACCTGATGATCCGATGGGCGTTCGAAAACAAAGGGATATTCAGTTGATGGAGTACCTAAATGAAATCATGCGTTGGATCGTAGCGCCAGTAACCGCATTCGTTTTTTTTATATATCAACGCCAGAACAAACATCACACCGACATCGCTGTCCTAAAGAGCGAGCTTAACTCTTACAAGCTAGCCAACGATAGAGAGACTAAAGAGATGCGCCAGACAGTTCACCAGATATTCACGAAGCTCGACAACCTAGAACAATACCTTCGTAAGTGATCTACAATATTCAGATCGGACGGCAAGGCGAGATGCTGGCTGCTAGCATCCTTGAGGGCTATGGTGTCTACACAACTCACGTTGACCTCCCAGAAGACGATCTTTGGGTAAAAACTCCGCACGACAAATTCTTTAAGGTGCAAGTCAAAAGTAGTTCGCGTCCTATTCTACATTCGTCACATCACACTTTACCTAAATACTCTTTCGCGCTTCACTCAATGAAAGGCTACACAGGCATCGTTATGTATGTAGCCATTGACGTAAAGATGATGATCGCTCGTTTAGGGACGACAGTTAAAACTAAGACAGTTAAATTAAAGCCAAGCGATTTCACACAGCAATCTCAAGATCGTTCTATACGAGAGGTATTCGAATTATGAAAGTCAACCGCATCATTGTCCACTGTACTGCAACTCAACCTGATTGGATGGCTGACGGAAGTGCATCGGATCAGGTAGAAGCTGTGCGTCAGTGGCATTTAGACAAGGGCTGGTCAGATATTGGTTACCATCGTGTCATCTCAAGAGGTGGCGACGTAGCTCAAGGCCGCAAGTCTACGAAGCAAGGCGCTCACGTTAAGGGCCACAATAAAAATACTATTGGCATCGCATTGGTTGGCGGCTTCGGCTCTAGCGTTGACGACCAGCCTCTGAAAAATTTTACGCCAGAACAAATGAAAACTCTGAGCGATGAGATCTCAGCTATAAAAAAAGTTCATGGCGACCACGTTACTGTTCACGGCCACAATGAGTTTGCGAACAAAGCCTGTCCTGGTTTTGACGTAGGTGATTGGCTTGACGGAAAGAAACAAGTGAAGGCTGTCGTTCAGCCCACTGCCCCACGCAAGAAGCCAACGCAATCAAAGACGGTAAAAGCGAGCGCCACTACTATGGTAGCTTCCGTTGGCTCTGCATTAACAACGCTAAGTGTGCTAGACAGCACCACGCAATACATCGTCCTTGGCTTTACAGGCGTAACTCTACTCGCTGGACTATATATATTAAGAGAACGCCTAAAGTCTTGGGCGGCTGGCTGGCATTGATGTGGATCATAGCGCTCATATTATTTACTGGTGAGAGTTATAAGATTGCGTCTGATCAGATGATTTATCAAACGCAAGAGATATGTGAGATGCAGAGAATTGATATGCTTTATTATCTACAAAGCACTGCACCAAAAGGCGGTGTTGTTTTGTCCAAGTGCGTCAACATGGAGAGGAATGAGGTTTAATGTTCGGACTAATAAGTAGATTTCAACTCTATGCATATGCGTTAGCATCATTCGCCCTTGCAGTAGCTGGCGTGTATTTCATGGGCGCTCAGCGAGGACGCGCCAAACTTCAAGAAAAAATAACAGCAAAGCGACAAGAAGATTTTGCCGCAGCCGTGGAGATAGAACGTGAGATTAACCAGATGGATGATACTACCCTTGCTGATCGCGCTAGCGAGTGGGTGCAGCGAGACGATAAAGGCGAGTAATTTTTGCGACGTTACCCACGACTTAAATTTCGGCAGTACAGCCACGCTCGACTACCTTATGGACAACGACAAGAAGTTGGTGCGCGGTATCGTTGGTCACAACGAAAAAAGAAAACTGTTATGCCCTAAGTAAAGTTTACGTTGCCTCAAATCCACACCAACACGTCACCTTGACTAGAATACTGTTGAGTAAAAAAACTTGACAGTATTTTTTTTTGAGTAGTAAGCTATTGTTATTATGCAATATTCCACGTGTGAAGGTGTATAACTGTTATAACTGACACACCCCTACTTGACAACTTGTAACGTATTGGATACATCTAGTGGACAACTTTAACTCAACTATCACAACTCAGAAGGATCAATTTAATATGTTAAAGGACAGTATAGCGCGTGACTTGTCGCGCCTTGACGCTAAACAAGATGTGATGATTTCCATGCTCACAGCCTTAATAGCACAGAACTCGGGGGGAATATCAGCTCCCCCAGATACCAAGTCTGACGAAATTGGTGACGCCACTACAGCAGAGATAGCTTTGCTTTGTTCGATGACACCCAAACAACACGCCGCAATGTTACTGTGTGTATCGGGTTGGTCGAACAAAGAGATGGCAGACCTGATGAACGTCACAGACAACACCGTAAAGCAACATCTTCGCGCAGTTATGAAAACTCTAGGCGTTCGAACGAGAGGTCAGGTCGCACTTGCTGCGTCTGATATTCTTGGTCGCATGTCAGCCAGCGAGTACAAGAAGACAAGCGGCGGCTTTCCACCGACATGGGCAGTCGATGTTAATCCAGAGGACGATGAATACTATCCTCTCTACGCCCCCGTCAGATCCACCAACGTTTAACCCATAACTAAACTCAGATACATCTGAGAGGAAGAACAGGATGAACTATAATAAACATAGAAAGGGTGGAGCGCTGGGATATAATTTCTCATTCCTCGCTAATTCGACCCTGCTCAGAGCCATGATTTTTAGCACGAAGAAGCGCCTCGGAAAAATTCAATCCGATTGGGTAGTAGGAGGCTGGTTGTCAGCCTTCTCCCCACTCGCCCCGCCATCACCCTCAACTGCAAATTAACACAAAGGAAAACCACATGCCGTTGGCATTAAAGAAAAACCCTGATGGGGTCTACCACATCGACGGATACGCCATGAAGAGGCGTGTCCGAAAGTCCACCAATACGACTGACTACGCCATCGCACTGCAAGAA